CTAGGATGATTGATTTGAGCAAATCTGAGCCGGTTACTATTTAATTGATTAAGAGCACTTATCAAGGGCATAGTTCCCTGATCCAGGCTGAATTTTTTCGATGTCAATTTATTGAGTATCGCATCTGCAAGCTTATCGTAGTCTATCAGCTTCTCTTCGGTCGCTCCTACGAGCAAAAGCTGGTCTGAAGTTTCCGGTGTAGTTGATACCGGTAACGCTGTTATGTTCTGATCTGCCATTAATTTTCCCTCCATACTGTTAAATGGTTGCCGGATCGGGTTGTCAACTGATTTCCTGATCGGGTTGTAAGATTCATTGTGTCATATGTAGTAAAGCTTCCTATAGTGACTCCGCCAAATTCATAATCCGAATTCTTTACGGTTATGCTGTATCCGTAACCCAGATAAGATTGCCCTGATTCAGTCTTTCTGTTCCAGGTATACCAACGAGCCGGATATAACTTTGTCACATCATTTCCGTTTTTGTACAGCACTGCACTCAGAGTGGTAGTGTCATTCCCGTTATCCTGATATTTCACATTGTATAACAAGGTGTTGTCCGTCAATCCATGGAGATCTGTAGTGGTCTGCTTAAGCTCTGCCCAGAATCCATCCATCCCGGATTCGATGTTTGCTACGTTCTGGTTCGTTGTCACTATAGCTTCTTTCGCTGCATCTGCTGTGTCCTGTGCTTTCTTGATGTCGTCAGACAGGCCTTCCGCATCTGCAAGGATGATCACTGTCTGTGTGTCCAATTCGGACACCCCTCCTGCAGATAAAAGAGTGCATCTGACTGCTTTTACGTTCACGTTTGAGGGCGTATATATCTTCTGAATCTCATCAGCCGTTGAAACATATTTGAGCGTGTAGGTTGTCCCATCTTCTGTCTCCTGGATGCTGTATCTTCCGGAATAGCTTCTGACCAAGCCATTGTCGTTCTGTGTTGCCGAGAAAGTGATAGATGCCGGTATCAGTGTCTTTCCATTTTTCTGCTTCCGAACTGCCAGTGTGGAGCTATGTAGATCATAAGACAGACCGATTTTTCCATCCTTCGCCTTGCTGATGCTGAAACGCTTCCGGATATGTGCTCCGCCAGACTGTACGAGGATATATTTCCCGGATCTGGTCGTAAATCTTAATCCCTTTCGTGTAGTCAGATATCGGTCTCCTGTGCCATACAACGCGTCAATGTCAACGTACCCGTTGTCGGCACTCATAGCTGTGACATAGTATGTCCTGCTTGTATCATCCCAGTGTCCGGTTATTCCCGCAGATACAGTTACCGTGAATATGCTGTCATCAGATACATCCGTATCTCCGAGATATACCGTCATTTTTGAGAAGCAGTCGCTATAGTCCCCGCCTGAACCATCTGTATTCGTATGCACTACATGTGCATCGTTATCAAGTGCGGCTCCGATCGCATCTAGCGTAGAGATTCCAGATAACACTGACAACGCCTGTTGTGCAGTCTTTGATGCTGCTCCTGCTGTCTCATTTGCCGCGTCCGCTTTACTTGCCGCTGATGAGGCTGTTGAACGGATTTCTGACACGTTCTCATTCAGCTGACTGTACGTCTGGTTCAGAGACTGATTCTGATCATCGAACCAGATCCGGCTGCTCTTGATGCTCTGTGAGCTGTCGTTGATGGCTGACACCACAGACGGGATATCCAGCTTGGAACCGGCTATGGCGGCGTTGTCGGAAACCATCTTGTTGACGATCAGGCCATCTGCTATCGCACCAGGCTTAACACCTGTTGCATCGATCAGGATGCCTTTCCCTGTCTTGTCGAACAGAGAGAATGTGAAGTCTCCTTTCGCATCCCGTCCGGCCTGCATCCGGACTGTACCATCTTCGTCAGACCACTGCTGCGTTGCTCCCTGGATACGGATACCTCCGTCGTCGGAAGCTATCAGGAATTTGTTTGTGCTGATCGTACCGGCAAGAAGATCTGCTACGGATACCGTCTGCATCACGGCTGATCGGATCAATGCTGAGTCAATGACTGCGTTCTGAGACGTCAGGTGGATGTTCTGCAGATCTCCGATTCCTGCCCCTCCGGACAAAAGTACTTTGATATTTGCGTAATTTCCATTCAGGATATCGATCTGCGCGTTAGCTGCTTTAAAATTCGCAGCGGTCAGTTCCTTGAAGTTACCAACCTCTCCATTTATCTTTTGCACATTCTCTTCTACTACATTCAGGTTTTTTATAGTAGCATATGTAATG